CTATTGACAGCAGCCTTGACGACTCGCGCTATGTAGGCGTTAGATCCGTCGGGAATCCTGACGGCACAGTCACTTGCACAGTCGAGTTTGCTGTTGAGTCAGAGCAGGCCATGTGGGCAGAAGTTGTGCGCGTCCTAACCGACCCGACGGTACAACTGGCAATAACCCCAATGCTAGACCTGCACCTCCCAGAGGTTTACCGCCGGCGCGCCCAGACCGTCGGCTACGGCGAGCTGCTGAAATTTACGCCTCTAGTGCGCAACATGATTATTGAAAACAGGCTATTTCACACAGGCGAAAACGCACTAGCCGAACATTGCGACCGTGCCGTAATGGTCAAAACGCAGGCTGGCAGCGCATTGTCAAGCGCCAAGTCTGCCGGCCCAATAGAACTGGCTCGCTGCATGATTTTTGCTAGCGCGCTGGCCTCTAAACCAATTACCAAAAACAAGCCTTTGTTAGTTGTCGTTAACGGCTAACCTGTAAACGGTGGTTGCTGGCAATCCTGCCGGACTACGTCGGCAACCACCACACGACAGCAACATTTGAGGCATACTTACAGCATGGGCATTTTTGCAAACAAGCAAGTTAAAAAAGCGGCTATTTCGCCAATGCCTTTGACGGCACAAGCCGACGCGCCAAAAGTACAGGCCGCTGTCGGTATTGGTGGCGCCAATTCTGTTGGCCAGTTCTACCAGTACCAAGAGGGCACAGCTCGCAACCGCGCAATGTCCCTGGCAACTGTCAGCCGCAGCCGCGACCTGCTCGCCAGCGTCATTGCTTGCATGCCTTTGCAAATGTACAACGAAGTTTTTAACGACTCGACAGGCGAAATGGAACAAGTTGACATTGCGCCGAGGTCATGGCTGCGCCAGCCCGACCCGACCGTTACCTACAACTTTTTAATGGCTTGGACTCTTGACGACTTGCTCTTCTACGGCAGGGCATTCTGGTATATCAGCTCGCGCACAACCGACGGTTTCCCTGCATCGTTCACGCGCATACCTGCCGGCAGTATCACCACGCCCGATCAGACCGACGGCCCAGTGTTCTTTGGCATCAGCAAAGAGGTTTACTTTGCCGGCCAACAAATACCCACCGAAGACCTAGTGCAGTTTTTGTCGCCTATCCAAGGCATCATTTACAGCAGCCAGCAAACCATTGCCACCGCGTTAAAAGTCGAAGAGTCACGGTACAACATGGCCCGCACCTCTTTGCCGTCGGGAATCCTTAAACAAACTGGCGGCGAACCTTTGAGCGCAACGGAATTAGCCGATATCGGGGCCGCTTTTAACCAGGCGCGCATGACCTCCCAAACGGCAGTGCTCAACGAGTTTTTGACGTATGAGCCAAGCAATGCGACACCTGACAAAATGCTGATGATAGAAAGCGCACAATACAGCGCGCTTGACTTGTCGCGCCTTTGCGGAATCCCGCCCTACCTTGTCGGCGTCGCTACTGGTTCCTACGCTTACACCAGCTCAGAGCAGTCACGCGCTGACCTGTACATTTTTGGAGTGAAACCATACGCCGAGTGCATTGCCGCAACCCTTAGCCAAAATAACGTTTTGCCACGCGGCACATACGTAAAATTCAACGCAAAAAATTACCTAGAAGAGAACTACATCGCTGACGCAATGACGCCAGACGATGAAAATACCCAGGAGGAATTAGCATCATGATTAGAGTAACCGCAAGCACTTTTACCGTTGACGCAGCTGCAGCCGACGGCACCAAAGCGCGCACCATCACCGGCATTGCCGTGCCGTACAACGTCACTGCAAACGCCAGCGGTACGGAGGTTATGTTCTTGCGCGGCAGTCTCCCAGTCGAGGGCAAAGCCCCAAAGCTCTACATGCAACACGACGCCAGCCAAGCAATCGGTCTTGTCACCGAGCGCGACGATGACGAGGAAAACATGTATTTTTCAGCCAAGGTCAGTGCAACTGCGTTAGGGGATGAGGCTCTGATCTTGGCTGGAGATGGCGTACTAGACAGCGTGTCTGTAGGCGTAAACCCGACACGGTTTAGCTACAACGAGGCAGGCGTCATGGTCGTCGAGGCTGCTGAGTGGTTAGAGCTGTCGCTAGTGCCCCAGCCGGCATTTGCGGGGGCGACCATCAGCGAAGTTAATGCGAGTATTGACACAAACCCAGAAAATTTGTGCAATACTAAAGCAGGCGAAGAAAACACAGAACCACAGCCACCGGAGGAAGTCGAAATGTCAGAACAAGCCGCACCTGAAGTTATTGAGGCATCAGCACCAATTTTTGCAACAGCAAAACGTCAATTTGACTTGCCTACACCTGGCGAATATCTCGCAGCCATGCACATTGGCGGCACTACTTTTGAGAACGTTTCTGCTGCAGCTCGTAACTACATGTTGAGCAAGCAGTCAGCATTCCAGTTTGCTGCTGGCGATGTTTTGACCACGGACACCCCAGGCCTCCTGCCTGTGCCAGTGCTCGGCCCTGTGTTCGCGAACCTGAACCAAGCCATTAGGCCTGTGGTCGCAGCTGTGGGCGCTCGCGCTTATCCTGATGGCGGCCAGTCAAAAACTTTTATCCGCCCAACTTGGACTACCCACACAAGCGTTGCTACACAGTCAACTGAACTTAGCGGCGTGTCTGCTACTACCCCAGTTATTGCCTCCAACGTAATCAGCAAAACAACTTTGGCCGGGCAAGTCACCCTCTCCGTTCAGGATGTTGACTTCACATCGCCTGGCTCGATGGACATCATCATTAACGACCTCATGGGCCAGTACATGTTGGCCAGCGACAACCTCGCAGCTGACGGCTTAGTAGCCGGCGCAACTGCCTCAGGCGCAACATGGACAGTCACGGCAAACGACCCCAGCAGCCTCATCAGCGCTATCTATACCGCTGCATATAACATTTTGCTTAACACAAACTTTTTGCCAGACCACATTTTTGTTGCACCTGGCGTATGGCAAGCATTGGGCGCGCAGCTTGATGCAGACAAACGCCCAGTGTTCCCATACGTCGGCGCTGCTGGTTTAATGGGCGTAAACGGCATGGGCGCTGCAAACGTCACTGTGGCAAACACGTTTAACCCATTTGGCTTGAACCTTGTTGCAGACCGCAACTTTGCGGCTGGCACAATGGTTGTTGCGCGCGGCGCTGCTATCGAATTTTATGAAAGCATCAGGGGCCTCCTCACGCGTGATGAGCCTGCAACATTGGGCAAGGTCATGTCGTATCATGGCTATGCAAGCCTTTTTGTTGCTGACGCTCAGCAAGTACAAAAAATTGCACTCGCCTAAATAGAAAGGCGGCGCAGCTGTGGCTGTCTACAAAACACAAGGCAAACAACTGCTGGATAACTACGCAGTTGTACAAACCCTCGAACCTACAGAAATTGTTGTAGGTCAGCAGGTAACTATTGGCAGCCTTGGCGCGCCATTTAACGGCACGTTTACTGTGCTTGACATCCCGCTGTACGAGTACATCGGCGTTGACGGCGAGTCAGGCGCGCTCATGTTCAATGCGAACGTGCCTAGAGAAAACCAAGTGTTGTTTGCTTGCACTGGCGATGACGTCCAATACACCGTTATTTACACCGGCACCGTTACTTATACCCAGAGTTGCACCTGGATTACAGCCGCGCAGCTAGAAACCTATTTGGGCGTAGATATTGCCGACCCCTCAGACGATTACACTCTGCTTAACCAGGCTCGAAACGCTGGCAACGATTTTGCCTATCGTCGTAGGCAGGAGTCAGGCTATGCAGACTCATTGACTACTTCACCTGGGCACGACGTTACTTTGGGCACGCTTATGTATTCAGCGGCTTTGTGGCGTAGTCGAGGCAGTACGCAAGACACTTTTGCGACCTTTGACGGCATGGGCCAAGCAAACGTTAATGCCATGACTCCAGTTATTAAGCAGCTGCTAGGCATTGACCGCCCACAGGTCGCCTGATGGCTTACACAGACCTGTTTAACGAGGCAATCGCTGACGTTACAGCCACACTGCAAGCCGTTACAGGCCTGCGCGTCGTAAATGACGCCACAAAAATTGTGCCTAATTGTGTGTTTCTTGACGCGCCGAGTTTTGAGACCATCGCTGGCAAGGGCAACATTGTGCGCATGACATTCCAAGTCAAGGTAATCGGCACAGGCCCAGCAGGCCTGCCGGTACTGCAGAAACTGTTGAGCATTGCGGCCAGCGTGCTAGCTAGCCCAATTATTGTCATGTCAGGCCAGCCAGGGGCAGTTGAAATGGGCGGGGCGACCTACCCGTGTTACAACTTGCAAATGGCTTTACAAGCACAGACAGCATAAAAGTGCTACTCTCTATTCATATCGAAGTGTTACCACGGGAGACAAAATGGCAACTTCAACATATCTAACAAACCCGACAGTAAACCTTGCGCCCACAACTGGCGGCGCAGCTGTTGATTTAACCGACCAGTGCCGTAGCGCAACCATTACTCTTGGCGTTGACAGCTTAGAGTCAACAGCATTCGGCGATACTGGCCACCGTTTCGTGCCTGGTTTGCAGACTGTAGAAGTAGAGCTTGAAATGTACCTGTCTTACGGCGCTGGAGAAGTTGAAGCAACTTTGTCAGCAAACTTAGGTACCGGCACAACACAACTTGTCATTAGCCCGTCTGGAACTACAGAGAGCTCTTCTAACCCTGAGTACACAATTATTAACATGCAGCTTGTCAACTTCACGCCCATCGCTGGCACTGTAGGCGAACTCAGCATGGTAACCGCGTCGTTTGTAGGCGGAACCTACACGCGCGATATCACATCACCATAAACAACCCGACGCAAGGCGGCAGACATGCAAATAACATTAAAACTTGATACTGGCGACGGCCCGCACCAGGTCACAACAAACCTTTGGTGCGCTGTGCAATGGGAACGTAAATATAAGCGCAAAATGTCAGACCTAGCGCAAGGCATCGGCGCTGAGGATTTGGCTTATCTAGCCTGGGAGGCCAGCAAAATACACGGCATTATGGTGCCAGTTGTCTTTGACGATTTTATTAAAAAACTTGTTGCAATGCCTGAAGTTGTAGAGCAGGAAGACTCAAACCCTACACAAGCGGCCACAGACTAGCTCTTTGTCATTTATTGATAGAGACAGGTTTTTGGCCGCCAAACATAGAGTTTTTAACGTCTGACCTGAACACTTGCATTAGTATTATGAACAAGGCAAGGCGCAAGGCATGACAGCAACAGTTGACACACAACTCGTAGGCATTCGAGAGGCTGTGGCTGCGCTGAACAAAATTGAGCCTGGGCTACGCAAGCAGTTTGCAGCAGAGTTGAATCAGATAGCCCAGCCGGCCATACAAGCTGCACAGTCGCGCTACACATCGCTAGGCGTGCCGTTGTCTGGCATGTCTCAGCCGTGGACTAACAATGGCCGTAAACTGTTCCCATACGACCCTAAAAAGGCGTCTAAGGGCGTCAAAGTCAAATTAGACACAAGGCGCAATAGCAACGGCGTTATCGTCATACAGCAGACCGACGCGGCCACTGGCATATTTGAGACCGCAGGCCGTCGCACTAGCAACAACTTTGCAACCAACTTGGGCAACACGCCGCAGCAGGGCCGCACACGCCTTTTTGGGCCAGCCGTCTATAGCCAGATACGTGCTATCACAACCGAAATTGAGCGCGCAGCGTTGCGCGTCATTAACCGTGTCAATAGGGATTTGCAATGATTTCAATTCCAATCGTCAGCCAGTTTGACAGCAAGGGCATTAAGAGTGCCATTAAAGAATTTAAGCAGCTGGAGACTGTCGGGCAAAAAGCCCAATTTGCGATAAAAAAGGCTGCTGTACCCGCCGCAGCAGCACTAGGCGCTGTGACTGCCATTATTGGCGACAGCGTAAAAGCCGCAATAGAAGACGAGGCCGCACAGGCAAGCCTTGCTCGACAAATTAAAGCAAGCTCTAAAGCAACCGATGCACAAGTGCAATCTGTCGAGTCTTACATTTCGAGCCTGGCTAAGAGCGCGGCGATTAGCGATGATGAGGCGCGGCCAGCGTTTCAAAAGTTAATCGTTGCCACTAAAGACGTTGCTAAAGCAACAGAGTTAATGAACTTGGCCACTGACGTAGCCGCGGCGACAGGCAAGCCGCTGGTTGACGTCAGCGAGGCATTGTCAAAAGGCTATGCGGGGAACATGAAAGCGTTAGGAGCGCTCAGCCCAGAGATCAAGGCCATGATTAAAGACGGCGCCAGCCTTGCTGAAGTGCAGGCCGTATTAACCAAAAACTTTGGTGGCGCTGGCGAGGCTGCAGCAAACACAGCTGCAGGCGGCATGAAAAAGTTAGGCATTGCGTTTGCGGAAACTAAAGAATCGATAGGCGCGGCGTTTTTGCCAATTATGTTAAAACTGCAACCAGTGCTTGAAAAGTTCGCTAACTGGGCACAAGAAAACCCAGATCTGTTAGCAGCTGTTATTGCCGGCATGGGCATTTTGGCCGTGTCAATTCTTGCTGTAAACGCGGCCATGATGCTCAACCCTGCTGTAGCAATTACTGCCGGCATAATTGCTTTAGGCGCGGCCATTGTCGTTGCCTACAAAAAATTTGAGGGGTTCAGAGAAGTAGTGCGCACCGTGGTTAACTTTGTTGCCGCGTATGTTGAGGGCATGGCAAACGGCTTTATTAAGGCAATTAACATCGTTATTGCTGGGATAAACTTGTTAAAGCCAGGCAAAGACATTAAAGCATTGCAGGAAATATCTATAGGCCGTATGTCTGAGCCAGTAGCGCCAGCCGACTTGGGCAGGAATGGCAGCGCAAACGCTGTAGAAAACAACATGTCAATTAACGTTTACGGCGGCGACCCAAACCAAGTCGTCGAGGCTTTGCGCTCATACATGCGACAAAACGGCAGTGTGCCAATCAAGGTAAGCAACATCTTCTAATGGCAATAATTCAATACCAGGTAGAAGTAGGCGCAACTTATGCAACGCTTACAACTGTTGTTGACAACGTGCAAAACGTGTCTTTGACCTATGGCCGGCAAAAGCCTTTAGACGCTTACAGCGCCAACACAGCAAACGTGGTTTTGCGTTACCCGACCGGCTACACAACCCCCAATGCTTTATTTGTTACAGGTACATGGATACGCATTTCTGTAAGGCGCGGCACGTCTGGCACATTTCGCCAACTTTTTGTTGGTCGTATAACTGACGCAATGGTGCAGTACGGCATACCGTTTAGCGGCGGCGTAGGCAACGCAGACTTTGTTACTTTGACCTGTGAGGGAAACTTTGCAGAATTTGGTCGAGTGCAAGGCAACAGTTACGCAATGACAGCCGGCACTTTGAGCGCGCAGGCAGGCCAGTGCGCAACACAAACAGGCCTAAATATCAGCACCACCAGCGCATTTGGTGGAACCCAGGCATTCCCAGCCACGACCATTAGCAGCACCTGGGGCGACTGGGTAAACAGGGCCGTACTGACAATGAACGGCAAACTTATTGACATCAGCGACGGCATTTTAATGGTCAACGCATACCGCAAAATTGCTGGTTTCTACGGCAATTTCAGCGACACCACGAACGACGCCAGCAACCATATTTTTGAGCAAATATCGTTTAGCAGCTTGGCAGACAGTTTTTATACACAGGTAACTGTTGACCCAGAGTCTTTTGCAGCTCAAACAGTTGAAACAGGCGTAGCGCCTTTTCGCACCTATTTGGTCAACACTTTAAACAACTCGACAAGCCAAGCAACCGACTTTGCTAATTACCTGCTATCTACTTACAAGACAGCAACGCAACGCATTTTGAGCGTGACCTGCAGTCTTAACGCCCAGAACGCCGACATTCCGTCTTATGGCATGGATCAGATCGGCTCAACTGTAACCGTGACGTTTCGAGGCACCGTGTTTAACTGTCTGCTGGAGGGCGCAACGTTTAGCGGCAACCCGTCGCAGGCCAGCGCCACTTTTTATTTGAGCGCGCAAGACCTCAACAACTATCTAACATTGGATGATGCCGTTTATGGCAAACTAGACGAAAACAAACTGGGGTACTAATGGCATCACCAAATACGGCGTTTACGACTGGCCAAGTATTGACCAGCGCCCAAGCAAACAATTTTCCTTTTGGGAGAGTTGCCGCGCCAATCAACATTACTAGCAACCAAGGTTCACTCACAGGCACACAAGTCGATATAACGGGGGCAACAATTACTTTTACTGCAATTGCTGGCAGACTTTACAAAGCCTGCTGGGGCGGTCTTTTTAATAGCACCGTCTCAACTGACACTTTTAACTTTCTTT